GCTAAGGCTGCTACTGATGCCGCTGCCGCACAGGAACGCGCAGCCGCGCTGGCGCTGGAAGCCCAGAAGACCGGGAACGCGGAAGCTGTCGTCGCGGCACGCGAAGCTGCGGCCGCTGCGCAGGCGGCGCAGGACAAAGCCAATCAGGCTGCGCAGGATTACGCCCGCGCTTCGTTTGAAGAGCAGCAGGCGCAGCTTAACCAGACCTACGGCGGCGCGCAGGACGCATTCCAGAGCGCATACGGTCAGGCCAACAAGGCGCTCGAACAGGGCTACGGCGGTGCCAATCAGGCGCAGACCAATGCCTATATGCAGCAGATGGGACTTCAAACCCCCTACCGCCAAGCAGGTCTGGATGCCCAGCAGCGGATGATGCAGCTTCTGGGGCTTGGCGGCGACACTACGGCAGCCAACTATGGGCAGTTCGGCGGCAACTTTAACGCAGCCAATTTTGAGCAAGACCCCGGCTACGCATTCCGGCAGGAAGAGGGCCAGCGCGCACTGGAACGCAGCGCGGCCGCTCGCGGCGGTCTGCTGTCAGGCAATATGCTGAAGGGCGTTCAGCGTTTCAGTCAGGGGCTTGCCAGCCAAGAATACCAGAACGCGTTCAATCGCTACCAGACCGAACGTGCCGCGCAGTTGGGCCAGCTTCAGCCGCTGATGGGCGCCGGGCAGTCGGCAACAAATACGATGACGAATGTCGCCAATCTGTACGGCCAGAGCCAAGCGCAGAACGCCCTTGGCCTTGGCCAGAGCCAAGCGCAGAACGCGCTGGGTCTGGGTCAGGCTACGGCCCAGAACCGGTACGCGCAGGGTCAGGCCAACGTCGGCAACATCCAGAACCTTTACGGCACGCAGTCTGACCTCGCGTTGCAGCAGGGCCAGAACACCGCGCAGAACGCATACAACGTCGCGCAGGCTGTCGGTCAGGGCGCGATGAACCTTGGCAACGCCGGCGCTACCGCTGCGTACAACGCCGGTAATGCGCAGGCCGGCGGTCTGACCAACGCGGCGCAGGCCCGTGCATCGGGTTATGTCGGATCGGCAAACGCGCTGGGCAGCGCGCTCGGCAATATCGGCAATTCCATGCTTCAGTACGGGTTCAATCAGGCAAATCCGCAGCCTGCAATGCCCAACATGGCTGCTACGGCGAAGAGCATCGGCACCGGCTTTAATCTGCCGTATCAGCCGTTGCCTTACGGGGGTTAATAATGGCTAACAACATGATCGCCCTTCAGGCGCGCGCACCGCAGATGCTGACGTATAATGAATTGGTCGCCGGGCGCGACCAGCAGCTTGCGCGCAAGAACGCGCTGGCGCTTCAGCAGCAGGCGATGCAGCAGAACCAAGCCAATCAGGACAAGGCTGCGCGGGCCGAAGTGGCGCTGCGGCAGGCGCTGTCGATGGCACACGGCGGCGACATCCGCGGCGCCGAAGAGCAGTTCGGGTTGGGCGCGGGCAATATTGACGTTCACACCGCGCTGTCGAAGCTGCGCGAAGACCAGACCGCACAGCTTCACAACAAGCTGACAGCAGTAGCTGGGCCTGCGATTGAGGCGCTGAATACGCCCGACCCCGCCGCGCGCGCCGCCATTTTTCAGAGCGCACTGCCGCAGCTAACCGCGCAGGGCTGGACGCCGGAAGAAGTCGCTAAGTTCCCGCTCGGCGACGCCGACCTCAAGCGCGCCATCACTAACGCGCAGGCGCCGGCCGACGCGCTGAAGGCATACGCTAAGGATCAGGAAGCCTACACGCTGGCACCGGGCGCCGCGCGTTTCCGCGGCGGCTCCAAGATCGCCGAACAGCCCGCAAACGAGGCGCAAGGCGCGATCAAGGAAATCATGGGCGAGGACGGCAACCCGCAGTTGGTCCGCATCGTCAACGGCCGCGTTCAGCCGCTCACTATGGGTGATCTTTCGGGCGACTTGGTCGGCGGCCCCCGCGGCGGCAATAGCGGGGGCGCCGCTTCGGCGCTATCAACTAACCCCGGCGCTCTCAAGGACAGCCCGTTTGCTCGTTCGCAGCCGGGTTACGCTGGCGCTAGCGGCGGGTTTGCTACGTTCGACACGCCCGAAAACGGCGTTCGTGCGCAGGAAAATCTGCTGCGCTCGGCCTATGTCGGTAAGGGCTTCAACACGATTGATAAAATCGTCAACCGGTATGCGCCGCAGGGGCCGGAGAACAGCGCCGCGTCGGTATCGAACTATAAAAAGTATATCGCCGACCGCACTGGTTTGGACATCAACGCGCCGATCAGCACAGGGCAGGTTTCGGCGGTCGCCGCGGCTATGCGCGAGTTTGAGACAGGCAACCGTCCGGGCGGAAAAGGCTCGGCTGTCCGCCCGGTCCCGTCGGCTGGCGCGATCAAGGCCAAGGAAAAGCAGGCTGAGACGCATCGCGTGGCCGGCGCCATCGGCAACAAGATCGACAACCAGATCACTAATATCGACAAACTGCTTAGCGACCCCGGTCTGGACCAAATCACGGGCAACTGGCGCGGCAACATCAATGCAACGCTGATGGGCTTGACTTCGCAGAAGGCGGCTAACGCTCTCGCCAAGTACAAGACCATTGTCGCTAACGCCACGCTGACCGAACTTCAGGAACTAAAGGCGACCTCACCGACCGGCGGCGCGCTGGGCGCGGTGTCGGACGCTGAAAACCAGATGCTGCGCGACGCCGCCGCGACGCTTGACCGCGCGCAAGACCTTCAGACTTTCATGTCCGCGCTGCGCGACTATAAGGTGAAGCTACAGCGTGCCAAGGCACGCCTGCTGGGGGCTTACGAAGAAGACTTCGGTCAGGCTTACGGGTCGTACACCGGCGGTTCTGCGCCGCGCGGCAAGACGCCGACCAGCACCGGGTCGAATATTGACGCATTGCTTAAGAAGTACGGGGGCTAAACGTGCCGACCATCAAGCAGCTAGAAACCGCGCTGATTAACGCCGACCGCGCCGGCGACGAACAGGCGGCGCGGGCGCTGGCTGCTGAGATTAAGCGTATGCGGGCGCAAGGGAGCGCCGCCAAGCCGACGCCTAAGGCCAAAGAACCTAGTATGCTGGAAGCATTCCAGTCTGGTCTGGATCAGGCGAAGCTGAATACGTTTAACGCCCTGATGGGCGGCGCCCGTAAGATCGGTCTGATCGGGCCTGAAACGAAAACTGAGCAGCAGCAGCGCCAGAATTTTCAGCGCGACTTCGGCAACCGTATGCAGCAGGTTCAGCAAGCGCGCCCCTATTCGTCAGGTGCGGGTCAGTTGACGGGCGAGATCGCGTTGACAGCGCCGCTGGTAGAACTTGGCGGCGCCGGCGTCACGCGCTTGGGCGGAAAGGTCGCGACAAAGGCGCCCCGCGCCGGACGCGTCATTCAGAACGTCGGCAAATCCATGCAGACCGGTGGTATTGGCTCTGGTAGAACCGCCGCTGAAACCGCCAAGCTGTCACGAGCAGCCCGCGCCGGTCAGTTGGTAGAGCGTGCGGCCGGCGGTGCCATCGCTGGCGGCGGCAGCGCCGCGTTGACCGGTCAGGATGCGCGCGAAGGCGCTACGTTTGGTGCGGGACTGCCTATCCTCGGATCGGTCGTCAAGCGCGTCGCCGGGTTCGCTGGCGACATCACCAAGCTGCCGCGCCAGAAGGCCGCGGAAATCATCCGCAAGTCACTCGAAGACAACGTCGATAAGGCGCGCGACGCGCTGTCGAAGCTGTCGCCGAACGACCGGCGCCTAGCCGAACAGGTGATGATCGACGCCGGGATCGAACCGCGCACGTTCTTTGGTCTTGGTAAAGTCGCGCAGGAACAGATCGCGCCGACGCCGTTCGCGCAGACGCTGGAACAGCAAGCCGCAGAGCGGCAGGCTCGGCTGGCGCAGGCCGCTGGCGGTTCGACCGCGACTGAACGCCGCGCCGGTGCTGAACTGGCGCGTCAGGGCGTCAGCGCCGCTACCGGCCCGATCCGCGAAACTGCGCTCGGCCGCGCCAACGTAGCCGGCGAAGTGGTTCCAGCCGCCGAAGTGCTGGCCGACGCAGCGCGGCGCAGCGCGGATGAAATGACTGCTTCCGGGTTTGTGCCCCGGATGCGCGGCTTGGAAGAGCGCGCTGGTGAGCAGGCCGCGGTCATGGCCGACAACCCGGCGTACTTCCCTGACATGGAGCGCATTCAGCAAACTCGCGGAATTGCGGGCGCTGCTGGTCAGCGCGCCGACACGTCGATTGCGCAGCAGCTTAAGCTGCGCGATCAGGCGCGCGACATGGAAGACATTGTCGCCGGGCTTGCCGCCGAAGGCATGACACCGCTGAAAGTCGCGCCTATTGTCGGTCAGCTTCGCAGCATGGCTGCCGCTCCCGGCACCCGCGCCGACAAGTTGCAGCGTTCGACGCTGACGCGTCTGGCTAACGAACTCGAAAGTCTGGCCGATGCCAACGGCGTCATCGACGCTCGCGACCTGTACCAAATCCGCAAAACCGGCGTTAACGATATTGTTGACCGGCTGCTTGGATCGCGAGCGCAGCCCTCTTCGGGGACCAAGGAACGCACGGCGTCGTTGCTCACCAGCATCCGCCCGATGATTGACGACGCGATTGAAGGCGCCGGCGGCGAAGGTTGGAAGAATTACCTGACCCGCACGCGTCAGGGCTTTGAAGCGGTCAACCGTCGTGAGTTGGCGGCTAAGGGCGCGCAGCTTGCGGACGAAAACGCGCCGGAATTTATCAAGCTGATGGAAGGCCAGCGCCCCAAGATTGTTGAAGACATCATGGGGCCGGGCACTCGCCAGTACGATATTGCAGGCATGGCGCTGGCTGACCCGCGCCGCTATCTGGCGCTCAAGCAGTCGGCCGACGAACTGTCTACGCTTAACCGCATGGCCGAACTGCGCGGCGAAGGTGCGGGCGCCGCGGGGAACCTGATGGTTAAGGAACGCCCGTCGATGCTCACGCGCGGTCTGACAGCCGCCACTCTGTCGTCTATCCCGTCGCTGCGGATCGGCGCGCAGGGCGCCGAACAGGTCGAGCGGGCGCTGATGACACCGCGGGTCCAAAAGGAAATCGGCAACGCGTTTCTCAGCGGCCAGAACATGAACGACATTATCAACACCTTCCCGATGTCGTCGCGCATTTCAGAAGGCGTCAGCAACCTGTCGCCGATGGCGCGGAATGCGCTGGCGCAGATGCTGCGCAGCTACATGACCAACCCCAACTACTAACCCGTCAAGAGTACCGCGCCAGTGACCACTATCGACCAAACCGAAGCCCGTTTGAACACTCATGAGGAAGTCTGCGCCCTGCGTTACGATAGCATTTGCGCGCGTCTAAAGCGGCTGGAAAGCATGGGTGTCAGCGTGGCTGGCACCATCATCCTGCTGCTGGTCGGCATCCTGTTAGCTTTGCTGGGGTTGAAATGAGTATCGTCTTAGGCCAGCGTTCGCTCTCGCGGCTGGAAGGGGTCCACCCGGACCTCGTCCGCGTTGTCAAGAAGGCCGCGTCAATGTCGGCGCTGGACTTCACGGTGCTGGAAGGGCTGCGCACGGCCGCGCGCCAGAAGCAGCTTTACGACCAAGGCGCGACCAAAACCATGAACTCGCGGCACCTCACGGGGCATGCTGTCGATCTCGCTCCGATGATCGGCGGTACGGTGCGCTGGGATTGGCCGCTCTACCATCAGCTTGCCGCGACCGTGAAGGCCGCTGCCAAGGCTGAGAACGTCCCGATCCAGTGGGGTGGGGACTGGCGTACCTTCAAGGACGGCCCGCATTGGGAACTGCCTTGGAAGGCTTACCCGAAAGGAAAGTAATATGCTTAACAAACTCTCTGGCAAGAAGACCTATCTGGCCGCTGCCATCGCCGCTGCTGTCGCAGCCGCGCAGGCGCTGGGCTACGAAGTGCCGGACTACGCCCTGACGCTGCTCGGCGCCTTCGGTCTGTACGGCGTGCGCTCGGCTATCGGGCGCTAACCAGCCGCTCAATATACCAGATCGCTTTGCGGTATTCCTGAGCCGCGTCGTCCTTATGGCCGGCGCGGCTCAAATATTTTAAGGCATTACCGCGGCAATAACCGGCGAACTCTTCCTTCGACAGCTTGGCTTGCAGATAGTCGATAGTCTCGATCCCGCCGACCTTGTAGTGGTCCGGGTTGATCGCGTCCTTCTTCACTTGCCCATCCTCACCATCAGTTCCTTGCGTTCGCGCAGCCCGCGCAGCTTGCACAGGCGCTGGTGCAGCCGCCGCGCGATGGCAGCGCGCTTGTGCGTGGTGATCTCATCGTCGAGCATCTGCTCGACTTCCGCTTCGGTGTACGTCGGCAGCTTAACTGCCAGCACTTGCCACGGCACCTTATCCATTCTTCAGTTCCTCAATAGCTGTCTCTGACACCGCGCGCTTGCTGTGGAGCGCGGCCCAGATGCGTTCGTCAATAGTCTTGTCCGCCAGCATGACGTAAACCCAAACGTCGCGGCTCTGCCCACTGCGGTGCAGCCGCCCGACGGTTTGTTCGTAAAGTTCCAGTGACCACGGCAGCGACAGGAACACCATGTGGCAGCCGCCGTGCTGGAGGTTGAGCCCGTGCCCGGCCGACTTGGGGTGCACCAGCAGCAGTTCGACCTCGCCGCGGTTCCAGCGTTCGATGACGTTGTCGTCGTCGATGGTCTGCGCGTGCGGGAAGCGGCGCTTCAACTCGGCCAGTTCTTCCTGATAGCTGTAGACCACGATGGTATTTGCGCGCTGGTTCTCGTCCAGCAGTTCGGCCAGCCGCTCAAACTTGTGGTTGCTATACCAGATCGACGGCAGCGCGCCTTCGCGGTTGTAAACGAAGCCCGACGCCATCTGCTGTAGCTTGGTCGTCACCGACGCGGCGTTCTGCGCGATGACGCGCTCGTCGCCGAACCGGGCGACGTAATCGCGCTTCATCTTCTCGTAGGGGTCGCGGTCGTCCAGCGTCGTGCGGACCTCGACGACATGGCACGGCGGCAGCTTATCCTTGTACTCGCCCGGCTCCAGCACGTAGGTGGCCGGCCGGATGCGCTGCATGACCTGCTCCAGCGCGCCGGACGCAGGCGTCCACTGACCGAAGTCGCGGTTGATGCAGATGAAGTACTGCTGAAGGAACGCGCCCTTGGCGCGGCCTAGCAGCCCTTGGTCGATGATCTTGCACTGGCCGAACACGTCCTCAAGACCGTTCGACGTGAACGAACCCGTCAGGCCCCAGCGCACCTTGACCGGCGCTATCAGCTTCTCCAGCGCCTTAAACCGCTTGCCGCTGGGGTTCTTCAGCCGGGTCAGTTCGTCGAACACGATCCCGTCGAATCCGTCCAGCGTCTCTAGCTTGTCGAGGTTGTCGTAGTTGATGACGACCGCGTCGGCATGGCTGTCCGCCAGCGCGGCGGCGCGCTGCGCCGGTGAGCCGACCGCCAGTGCCAGCCGCAGCGTCGGTGCCCACTTGGGCGCCTCGACCGGCCAGACGTCGGTGCAGACGCGCTTGGGTGCTACCACCAGCCAGCGGCTGACGTGCCCCTGATCGACCATGTCTGCCATCGCCGTCAGCGTGATCGCGGTCTTGCCCGCGCCGACCGGCGCAAGGATCATCGCCCGGTCGCGCTCGAACAAGAAGTCGGCCGCGTCGTCCTGATAGGCTCTTAGGCGAAGCGTTTGCACCATTCGTCCACGTCATCCTTGGACCAGAGGCAGGCGTAATGCTGCTTGGTGTGTTCCATCTCTTCGGCGAATATCTCTTGCAGCGGCGACAGCCGCCCGCCCGGCTTCTTCAGTTCCACGAACCACGCCTCGCCGTTCGGCATACAGGCGATGCGGTCGGCAACGCCGCGATGGTCGATGCTGCGGAACTTGTACGCGTAGCCGCCCAGCGCTTTAACGCGCCGGGCGAAGTGCGCTTCGATTTCTCTCTCAGTCATTCCCTGTGGATAGTGAAACATTTTTTGTCTTGCAACACATTTGTTGTCGTGTATGCTGGCCTTCCAAACAGTAAAGTGAGGTACAGTAATGGCACAACATAGCCGTATCGTCGGCGGTTCTACCGCCAAGCGCGTCATCGCCTGCCCCGGCAGCGTGGCGCTGGTGGACAAGATGCCGCCGAAGCCCAGCAGCAGCTACGCCGACACCGGGACGCTGCTGCACGACACCATCGCCGACATTCTCAACAGCGACGACCTGACGCCGCAGTCGTTCCTTGGCCGCAAGCACGCCGACGTGGTGCTGACGCAAGACCTGATCGACAGCAAGCTGCAAGTCGCGTTGTCGGCGCTGGATGAAATCGACGAAGGGGAAGGTCTGTCTTATGCGGTCGAAGCTGTGGTGGATTTTGGCGACTTTCTGCCTGATGTCTTCGGCAGCGTGGACCTTATCGGTCGCCTTGATGGTCGGGCTATTGTGCTTGACTGGAAGTTTGGCGACGGCGTTGCGGTCGAAGTCGAAGAGAACGCCCAGCTTCTCTTCTACGCTGCGGCTGCTATGCGCACGCCGGCGACGGCGTGGGCGTTCAAGGATGTAAGCGAAGTCGAATTGGTCATCGTCCAGCCGCCCAGCGTGAAGCGCTGGACGACCACGGTCGAGCGCGTCAAGCAGTTCGAGGACGAACTGGCCCGCGCCGTCAAGGTGGCACTCAAGCCGGATGCGCCTTTGGCGGCCGGTGAGCACTGCCGTTGGTGCGCAGCCAAGCCGGTCTGCCCGCTGATGACAGGGGCTATTGACCGGATCGCCAAGGCCAAGATTGAGGCGCTGCCGATTGACCAGATCGCGCATTACCTCGACCAAATCCCGATGGTGGAAAGCTTCATCAAGGACTTGCAGCAGTTGGCGCATGGCCTGATGGAAGAGGGCAACAACGTTCCGGGTTGGAAGCTGGTCAACAAGCGCGCGACGCGTCAGTGGACGGACGCCGACAAGGCAGTGGCTTACCTTACACTGGCCGGCGTCGAGCCGTTCGAAGAGAAGATCATTACGCCCGCAGCGGCTGAGAAGCTGCTGAAAAAGGCGAAGCAGAACTTGCCGGACGACCTTGTGGTCGCCGTGTCAAGCGGCTCCACTCTCGCGCCGGAGAGCGATCCCCGGCCGGCGGTGGTGTCAATCGGACAGACGCTGCGCAAGGCGCTGTCCAAAGTCCAGTAACGTCCAGTAACAAGGAACAGTACAATGTCAGAACTCGTTAAGTTTGCCGGCGCCAATCTTCCGTCGGTCAAGTCGCTCTCGTCGGCCCTGCGTTCGATGGAAGCCGATGTCGCGCCCGGCGGGATGGTCATCCTCAAGATGGACAAGACCGGCCATTGGGTTTTCGGTGCCGACCAGACTGAAGTCGAAAGCGACAGCATCTGGGCGGTCAATCCGTTCAGCTTCGTGCATGGCTACATTGCTTGGGGTGAGGGCGTCGTCCTCGCCGAAAAGATGGCGCCTGTCTCCGACCCGCTGCCGGAAATCGGTCCGGCCCCGGACGGCGCTAAGCGCGGCTGGGAAATGCAGGTCGGCATGTCGCTGGCTTGCACCAACGGCGAAGACGAAGGGATGCAGGCCCGCTACACCGTGACTTCGGTCGGCGGTAAGAAGGCCGTGCAGGCGCTGGCTATCGCCATCGCCGAACAGGTCGATGTCAACCCCGACAAGCCGGTGCCGCTGGTGGTCCTCAAGAAGGAACACTACCAGCACAAGTCCTACGGGCGCATCTACACCCCTATCTTCGACATCACCGGTTGGACTTCGCTCGACGCTAGCAGCGTCGCAGACGAAGCCGACGCCACCCACGATGATGCCGAAGAGCAGACCGAAGAGGCCGCTGGCAGCGACACCCCCCGTCGCCGTCGCCGCGTCTAATCGGTAGGCGAAAGCCGGGGCGGGTCCATACCCGCCCGCCCCGGTGAGTAGCGGTTGAAGTGAGGCAACCCTGTGGCAATCTGCATTACTTGCAACGCTGAGTTTACGCCGGCGCGTCCGTGGCAGAAATACTGCCGTCGCCTTTGCCAGCGAAATGCGCCTAATAAAGCCCTCCAAAGGCGCCGTTTTCAAAGCGAACGCCGCGAATTGATAAACCGCATAAAGATGGAAAAAGGCTGCGCCGTTTGCGGATACGCCGCGCACCCAGCCGCATTAGATTTTAACCATATGCGCGGCGATAAGCTTTTTAATGTTAGTCAAGACCCCAAAGTGGCTTTGCGGCGCCTTCTTGCTGAAATCGACAAGTGCGACGTGCTGTGCGCCAACTGTCACCGCATTCACACTTACGAAAACAGGCATTGGCACACCAAGCGTCGGAGCGAAGCATGACTATTCTTTGGGGCGACACGGAAACGCGCAGTCGCTGCAACCTTCCGGAAGAAGGCGCGTATAATTATGCGCAGCACCCATCGACGCAGCTTCTGCTGCTCAACTGGGCGTTCGACGACGAAGAGGTAGACGAGTGGTGGCCGTCTTGCGGTCGCCCTTTCCCTGAGCGTGTCAAACAACACATTCGCAACGGCGGACAGTTGCGCTTTCATAACGCCGGATTTGACCGGCTTATCTTTGAATACGTTGTTTGCCCTGACTTTGATGTGCCAACGCCCAAGTTAGAGCAGTGGTATTGCACTGCCGCGCAGGCGCGCGCCAATTGTGCGCCGGGTAGTCTTGAGGACGCTGGTCGTTTTATGGGTGCTGGGATGCGTAAAGACCACCGGGGGAAACAGCTCATCCGGCAAATCTGCATTCCGCCTTTTAACGATGATCCGGCGTTGTTTGATGAGTTTCGCGAATATGGCGCGCAGGATGTCCGTGCTATGCGTGCGATCAGCCAAGCGCAGCGGGAGTTGTCGGCCGATGAACTGCGCGACTATCACGTTAATGAGCGTATCAACGACCGTGGTGTCCTGCTTGATAAACCTCTGGCTTTGGCGGCTGTGCGTTACGCAGAGGCGGAAGCTGTCGAGATACAAGAGATCGTCCGAGAGGTTACTGAAGGCGTGGTCACGTCGGTCCGCAGCCCGAAAATGCGCGGGTGGGTCTTGGAGCGGGTCGGCCCGGAAGCGTTGAAGCTGGCGACCGTTTACAAGGACGGCGAGGCCAAGCTATCCATCGACAAGAACGTGCGCGCCAATCTGCTGGCGCTGGCGGAAGGGAATGCCGATGAAGTCCCGGCTGAAGTGGCGGAAGTTATCCAGTGCGCGGATGATCTCTGGGCCTCGTCCGTTGCGAAGTTTAGTCGTGCCGCAGCGCTTGCTGACGAGGAGGATAGCCGCGTTAGAGGCGCGTTCGTATTTGCAGGAGGAAGCGCTACTGGCCGTGCTTCATCATATGGGCTTCAGCTCCAAAATTTTCCTCGAAAGTGCGCCGACGACCCTGCACTAGTGCGCCAAGCTATCGTTCGCGGGCATCAAATAATCCCTAAGTTTGGGCGGCGCGTGACCGACGTTTTAAAAGGAATGCTGCGCCCGTCTATCATAGCGCCTGAAGGGCGTAGGTTTGTGGTATACGATTGGTCGTCAATTGAAGCGCGGGTGAACCCATGGTTGTCGGCGCACAAAACAGCGCAAGACGTGCTAGATGTGTTTGCGGGTGGTCGTGACATCTATTGCCGCGAAGCAGCCGCCATATTCCACGAAGACGAGCAAGAGATACTGCGGGAATACGAAGAAACAGGCAAGTCTGATCGCCGCCAGCAAGGGAAAGTCGCAATTCTCGCGTGCGGGTTTGCCGGCGGCGTTGGTGCGTTCGCGGCTATGGGTCGTATTTACAACGTCATCCTGCCGGAGAGCGACGCTATACGGACGGTGCAAGCGTGGCGCCGAGCTAATCCGTGGGCGCCTTATTTTTGGTCAAAACTTGAACATGCGTATATGGCCGCGATGCGCAACCCCAACACAGAGTTTAGCGCAGCGCGCATAACATACCTGTATGATAAGCAGCATCTTTGGTATGCGCTGCCGTCGGGCCGCGTGCTGTGCTACCCCTTCGCGCGATTTGACGAAGAAGGTAACGTGACATACGCCAAAGCGTCGTGGAAGCCATCCGCTGACGCTAAAGAGTGGCCGCGCGGTAGGTTGTGGCGCGGTCTGGCTTGTGAAAACGTAGTCCAAGCAACGGCGCACGACATTCTTCGCCACGCGCTCCGCACACTTGAGGAAGAAGGTCTGTTTACCGTAGCGCACGTTCACGACGAAATTATCGTCGAATGCGATGCCGACAAAGCCGATGCAGTGGCAGAGCGCGTCCACCGCATAATGGTCACCAATCCACCGTGGGCTGAAGGGCTGCCTCTTGCGGCCGAGGGCAAAGTAATGTTACGGTATGGCAAATAACTTGTGAGGTGCGCCATGCCGCTAACGCAAAACAGACTAAAAGAACTTCTGGTATATGACCCAGATACCGGTGAATTTATGTGGCGGCAAACCAAAGGCCGCGCAAAGGCAGGTCAGTTAGCAGGGGCTACGGATGCGTATGGGTATCGCGTCGTTCGTGTTGACGGCGTGCTATACAAAGCGCATCGGTTGGCATGGCTGTATACGCACGGAAAATGGCCCGATGGGCTGCTGGACCACATAAATCGCGTGCCGGGCGACAATCGCCTGCGTAACCTGCGCGAAGTTACGCAATCCGAGAACATGCACAACGCCGCGCGCTGCACCAAAAGCGGTGTGCCGGGTGTGCGCTGGCGTGCGGAAAGAAGTAAATGGGTGGCGCAAATCCGTGTCGGATACCGCCAACATGTGATAGGGTCGTTCGCTTGCAAAGACGAAGCCATTAGAGCGCGTCGGGCGGCGGAGAAGGCCATGGTTTCGTCTATATACAACACAGGAGCAAGCGATGAGTGAGGATCGCACCAAGTTTATTGAGTTTATCACCAAGCTGGCTGACGCCGATGGCGAGACAGCCCTGCTGCTGTGGCAGAAGCCGCAGCGCGATGCGGCTGGCGACCTGATCTACCATCAGGACGGCGTGCCGAAGGCGACGTTCCCGGCCTATCTGCCGCACAAGGGCCTCGCCAAGATGAAGGACGGCGAGGCGTGGTATGTCAACACCGGCTCGTTCATCGTTGACCGGTTCGAGAACGGCAAGCCGCGCGCAAGGGGCGAGAACTGCGAATACGTCCTGTTCATGATGCTGGACGACGTCGGCACCAAGTCCACTGTGCCACCGATTGACCCGACATGGATCATGGAGACGAGCGAGGGGTCGTTCCAGTGGGGCTACGCCTTCAGCGAACAGCCGACCAAGGCTGACTTTACCGCCGCCATCAAGGCGATTGCTGACGCGGGCTATACCGATCCGGGTGCGGACGGGGCTGTGCGCAACTGCCGCATTCCGGGCAGCGTCAACCTCAAGCAAGGGCGCGGGCTGTTCGAGGCGCGGCTGGTCGAGTTCCATCCGCAGCGCGAATACACGCTCGAAGAGATTTGCAAGGCGCTGGACGTTACGCCTGCCGAAGCGGACACCGCCGAGTATCGGCGCATCAACATCCGCGACACGGGCGGCGACAACGTCCTGCAATGGCTGTCCGACAACAACCTTGTGCTGTCGCGCGTCAACAACGACGGCTGGTGCGGGATCGTCTGCCCTAACCATGAGCAGCACAGCGACGGCAACATCGAAGGGCGCTACAAGCCGCTCGACCGGTCGTTCTGCTGCTACCACGGGCATTGCCAGCACATCGACAGCCGTTCGTTCCTTGATTGGGTTGCCGCGAACGGCGGTCCGAAGGTCATGCCGGGGCTGCGCGATGAACTGATCGCCGAGCGCATGAAGATGATGGCGGAGAAAATCCAGCCGACCGAGGACTACCCGGACGCAGCCGCGGCTATGGTCAAGGAAGTCGAGCGCAAGGAAGCCGGGCGGCTGGAAAAGGCGGAGTGGTTTGAACGCTTCGCCTACATCCAATCGGACGACAGCTATTTCGACATGGTCACGCGCCGCGAGACGGCCCGCAACGTCTTCAACGCGCTCTACCGCCATGCCGACTGCAAGTCGATCCACGACCGCAAGCGGCGCGTCCTCGCCAGCGTCTATTTCGACGAGCGGCGGCAAGAGTATGGCGCGAAGGCGCTGGTCGGCGTGACCTACGCGCCGGGTGAAGACGTGCTGGTGGCGCGTGACGGGCTGGTCTACGGCAACACGTGGGTCAACCACCGCCCGGACATGTCGGGCAGCGACACCATCCCTGATCGGGACATTACGCTGTGGCTGGACCACTGCCGCACGCTGGTGCCAGAGCGTGAAGAGTTGGAACACATCTTCAACGTGATGGCCTACAAGGTCCAGCACCCGAACGTGAAGATCAACCACGCGGTGCTGCACGGCGGCGACGAAGGGTCGGGGAAGGACAGCATGTGGGCACCCTTCCTGTGGGCCATCGGCGGTGAGCATCAGCACAACCGGTCGATCATTGAGAACAAGGGCCTCGACAGCCAGTGGGGCTACGGCCTGCAAGCCGAGGTCGTGATCCTGAACGAACTCAAGGAACCGGAAGCACGGGAGCGCCGCGCGCTGGCGAACAGGCTCAAGCCGATCATCGCCGCGCCGCCTGAGACGCTGACGATCAACCGCAAGGGTCTGCATCCGTATGAGATGCTGAACCGCCTGCAAGTGATCGCGTTCACCAACGACCCGCTGCCGATCACCATCCCGACACAGGACCGCCGCTGGTTCTGCGTGTGGTCGCACGCCGAGCGCATGGACCCGCGCGATGCCGACCGGCTGTGGGGCTGGTATAAGAACGGCGGCTTTGAAAAGATCGCGGCTTGGCTGTGGCAGCGTGACGTTTCGGCGTTCAATCCAGCCGCCGCGCCGCCGGTCACCGAATGGAAGCTGAACATGGTCGAGCATGGCTTGTCGGTTGCTGAAAGCTTCCTTGTGGACCTGATGCGCCAGCGGGTGGGTCCGTTCGTGCATGGTGTGGTCGCTGGCCCCTTCCACAAGCTGTGCGACACGATTGCGGCTGGTCACGTCCCTGCTGGCACGAAGGTGCCACAGGCGGCGCTGCTGCACGCGTTCAAGGAAGCTGGCTGGGTTGACTGCGGTCGCATTGCGTCTGGCGAGTATGCGACCAAGAAGCACATCTTCGCCGCGCCTGAGATCGCCAAGAAGCGCACCAAGTCTGATCTGCGCCGGATGGTTGAGGGGGTTGTCAGCCCGGATGGAAAGGTGATAAACCTCTACTGACCCGTTTGCTCCGGTGTCAGTCGTTAGCCCCCGGCGGTCCTCACTCCGCCGGGGGCTTTTGTTTGTTAGGCTAAGGCCCACTTATGCGCGGCGGCGGCTTGCGCCGTATCACACACCGGGCCTTCTACGCTGCGCCAACACCCACGTTCCCGCCATTCTAAGATAGGCTGGAAGCCGTTACGAACGCGGCGAATGCGAATGGTCTTATAGCGTGACATTGCTCCAGTTTCCTTTCAGTCTATGTCAAAGAGCCGCCAAACAGGTTTCCCTGCTTGACGGCCCTAGTATAGCAGACTTTGTGGGTAAGGCAAGAACTTTCTTCTGTTTGTTTTCAAGGGTTTAGAAGAAAGTTTGTTCTACTTTTGTTTTGTTTTCAATCATTTATCTGCGCCGGGTGATGGTCATTACGCCATTGCGTGTGCGACACATATAGCTGCGGTCGTGGCGCTGGCCGTAGCTGCTCACCGCGCGGCAGATGCGCTTGATGTCGGCGCTAGTGGGCGCTGGCAGGGTGACCTGATCGCCGACAGCCATAGGGCCTAGCGGATAAGTCGGGGGTCTTCCAAAGGTCTTAGAAACGTAGGTCATCAGGTTTCCATTCGTAAATATCAAAGCCGAAGTTCAGCCACAGCCAGTGCCGCAGGCTAGGCGGCATCGGCTGGGCCTTTGTAGTGGGTGTGGATTTCGTAGCGGTGGCCGTCCCGTTCAATCGGAAAGCGCGCATAGCATTCCGGCATGAACAGACGGAGTTTCTCCGCATCGTCCATCACCCGCTTGCCGATGTATTCGGCGAGGTCTTCTTCTGCGATGCGGTCAGTCATTGCTTCTCCCCTAAGCCACGCAATGCTTCAAGTTCCGTATATACCCATTGCAGCGACACCGCGTCGTCTAAGTCCATAACGGCGCAAATCCAACCAAGCCGTTCTCTGACACGCTCGTTTTCGGCAATCAATCTGTCGATCTGATCTTGGCTCTTTTCATAGCGCGCCTCTAGTTCTTCGATCCGATCTGCTGCGTCCAAAGGGTCATCGCTGGTATACGCCGCCCCATCAACGGGATCGACAAAATACCATTCGCTAACCCAGCGCAGCCGGTCCACAAGATCATTTGTCATTGCTTCTTCTCCAGTGCGGCACGGGCTTTAACTATGGATTTATTCAGGCCAAACCGCCCGTCATATCCGCCAAGGTCTGCTGTCCGCCTTTGCACAGCTTCAATTAGATCACCTAGCGCCTCACGCAGCTTCTCAATCTCCGCCGCTTGGGCTTCGATGCGGTCTGCGAGTGCCTGTAACTGGGTGGCGGCCTCTGCTCGTTGCGCCTCGACCGCATCAAAATCCACCATCCAATGCTTCTCGCACAGGACTTCCGGCAGATCGGCCCGCAACCGCTCAATCAGCCCGTCCAGCCCAGCCATGTCGGCGGACGGGTGCTTGGGTTTGTGGTTAGTCATGGCTGTCTCCTGCTCGGCGGTTCCATGCGGCAATGGCTTCGGTGCGCCATTCAGCGTCCGGGCTGCTATCGTAGTCGGTACGAACCTCAAGGCATGATGGTTGATAGTGAGCCCACTTAAAGTACTCGTCCAGAACTGCGCATTGCTCCCCACAAAATGGGCATGGCTTTAGATCAGTCATCGCGCTGTTCCTTGTAGCTGGTGAGTGTTCCACGGGCGAGTGACACATTTTTGCTAGGCGTATGCAGACCGTCTGTTGCAATATCCTCCAAAGCCCCCGCCAGCGTCTCGGCCAGCGCCTTCCACTTGGCGAGTTCGCGGGCTTGGGTTTCGATTAGGTCGGCGGCTACCGGACCATCCGGGTTTACCCATTCGTGCTTCGTATGCCCGCCAACAACATAGCTGCGCTTGGCGAGAAGAAGTTGTTTCACCAGCGCCTTTGCTTCGTCAGTCATGGCTGTCTCCTAGTGCTGCGCGGGCCTTATCGGCTAGGTAGTCATCACCGCCGTTCCCGGCATAACGGGCCACAGCGCGGGCAAACGTTTCCAACGCATTCATTCGTGCAGCGAGTACCTCTAGGTAGGTAAACGCAATAACCTTTAGCCCATGCTTGTCGAACGCCTGCACTAGGTTGTGAGCGAACGTGTCCAGATGCTCCATGCTGTCGTCTGTCAGCAGTTCGCGCACGGCTGCTGCCAGCGGGTTGTCGATCAAGTCCGCATCCTGTGCGATCAGATTGTCCATAGCGATAGTTTTGCAAGTGCAGGAGCCGGGATAAGCGCCCGTTGCGTCCTCGCAATTGGGGTGATGCTCAGTCATTGTTCGATTGCCTCTCCGTAGGTGACGCGCGCCACTAGGCGGCGCTTGTCGGCTCTCAGTTGTCGTTCGGCGATGTCGAGCGCGATGTCGGCCATGACGGCGCGGGTCTTGTGGTAGCTATGGCAGCGCCGCCCGGCTGGCGTGTAGTAGACCAGCCGACAGTTGAAGTCCCGGTAGGGCAGTCCTTCTAGCAGCTTCATGACATCAGCCCCCGCGCGCGGCACATATGGCTTAGGTGGGTGGGCGTGAGCATCCGATAGCCCGTTGCGGCCTCATATTGGCGGCACAGAGCGCGTAGGCGGTTGTCGCTGTCCCGTAGGGCCAGCCGCAGCCGTTCGGCCTCTGCTAGGGCCTCTCCGGCCTCTGTGAGGATGTCGAGGTCGGTCAGGACAGCGGCGGGTTGCTTGGTCAGTGTGACGGCCATGTCAGTTGCTCCGCTTAAGGTAGCGCCCGGTCTTAGGGTCGCGGCGGACGCTAGTGCGAGACAGTTCGACTAGCCGGTCCCATGCCGCGAAAAACATGACGCGATGCTTCTCAGCGTCAGCGCGGGCAGAGCGCCAAAGCCAGATGGTGATGAGTTGCAGCGCGATTGCAGCGCCAGCGACGATCAGTTCATTCGTTTGCATTGGTCAATCCTCCAGTAACAGGCAGAGCAGCCCTAGCAGTAGGGCAAAGGCAGCCGCCGCCATCAGTCAGCGTCCGCCCCGGCACCTTTCAGCGCTTCGTGCAGTTCGTTCAGTTCCGCGCGCAGCATATCGCAGCGCTTGTCGAGTTCATCGCGTTCGGCGATCAGGTCGGCAATCTGGTCCGGTAGGTCGGCGTATTCGGCCAGCCGTTCGCCAAGGGCGATTGCCAGTTCGTGATTGCTCTCTCGCGCGGCTGCGATCAGTTCGCAATCATAGCGGCTGCGCCATTCGGTGCGGTCAAATGATGGGTTAAACATTGTCGTGTTGCTCCTCTTGCTTACGGATCAGTCGGTCGATGATTGCAGGGTGCTCGGCCTTCAGCCGGGCCAGCAGCGAGGCGCTGCCTAGCTGCATGGCCTTGTGATGCAGCCGCTCACCCTCTGTGGGGCTGTAGTTGGGCTTTAGGTAAGTGTCGGCCATGTCAGGCTTCCAAGCCGCGCATGGCGGCATAAATGGTGGTCACGCTGTAGGGCGCGCCGTCAGGGGTCTTCAGGGTGCGCGGCGTTTCGCTTGTCAGCGCATAATACAGTGATCGTGCAGCGCGCTTGCGAGAGCCGCCGGCGGCCTTCAGATGGCACAATGCGGCCCGGTATAGGCCTTCGTCATTGTTCAGCCACAGGCTCACGTTCCAGTGGTTCCAGTTCTTATGCCCGTTGTATGACATGTCGTGTTGCTCCTGTTGTCGTGCGGTTGTTATTTGCGGCGCGTCTCGTGCCAGCAGACCAGATAGCCAATGGCGGCTAGGGCCAGCACAACGAATGCATTGAAGGGTAGGTAGGGTTCAAGGTCGATCAGCATGGGTCAGGCTCCGGTTGGGCGGCCCGGCGGGTTGCGCCGGGCCTAGGTCGATCACAGTCCTTGGAATTCGGCAAAGTCATTAGGCTTTGCGAGGTCAGACTTGCAGCGCATAGGCATAAGCACCGCGCAGCAATCAGTGCGCGGTCCCGGTCGATCGGTTGCGTCAGTCACCGCGCGGTCAAACGTAACAAGCGCAGGGCCTTCCCCGGCTTGGTGGATGCGAAAGAACGGCGCAGCGTCTTTCTTGCCGTCGCGCAGGGCCTTGCTCATCTCGCCCATAGCAGCGACGTATTGCGGCTGATAGTGCGCAGCGGTCAGCGTTTCAGGCGCGGTCGGAATAATACGCTGCCAGTCGGGGAAATTGCCGTCCACCGGCTCAAAGTGGATCCGGGCATTGCCGTATAGGATCCACCACAGACCGTTCGCGTCGCGTTCGATCACGTAGCAAAGCCCTTTGGTGCGGCCAGCGGCCTTGATCGCTTGGCGCAGCGCAGTGTCGGGCACGATAACGCCCGGTATCGCGTCGGGCAAGTGGTCGGGCCGAACGTCGCGCAGCTTGAACGCTTCATTGCACCGCGCGGCAAAGGCGATGTGCCCGTTGGTTGCGGCAATGAACCCGCGCCCGTCGAAAAATACACCTTTGAGGTAGTATCGCGTTTCCTCTTTCGAGACGGCGCAAAGCGCAGCGTCGACAAAAGCGGCGGGGGCGGAAATATTGATAGTGTCAGTCATGGTTCAGTTGCTCCGTGGTGGTGCCGCGCGCAGCAGCTCGTGCGCGCGGCGGGTTGATGGTCAGGCGGCGCGAATGTCGCCAGCGTAATCTTCCATAGTGCGCCAATGACGTTCGAGCGCCACGCGATACTGCCCGGGCGTCTGGCGGCGCAGTTCGATCACATGGCGGCACGGTTCGGTCGTTTCGACGATCCAATGCGCGCCAGCGTTATAGTTGTCATATAGCCATGCCTCGATGGCCTTCACTTCGGCCAGTTCGGCGGGCGTTGCGTCCGGCTCTTCCGTGACAACCCATGTCTTCGCGTCTTCGCGCCAGATAGCGGCGCTGGTGTCGCGATCGGTCACGTCGACAATATTGTCAGGGAAAGAGCGGCTGGTCACTACGTAGATGGTCATGTTTGTTTCCTCAATTAACAAACACCGGGCGGCGGCGTTGGTGTCGCCGCCCGGATCGGGATGGCTGTCAGATGGTGGTCTTTACGCGATAGGCGGCCTTATAGAGCGCCTCGCAGGTGTCGTTGTCGCTATGGTCGCTGATGAGTTCCTCGCCGCTGGGGTCGTTGCCGTAGATCAGCCAGAACGATCCAACGACATCGTTGCTGATCGGGCGGCGAAGCAGCAAACGATCTTGGCCAGTGGTCGCCAGTGCGTCGACGACCGCAGAATGGCTGCTAGACCGCTTGACGGTCCATTCCTCACCATCGTTGACGCTGATAAGATAACCAGCGTCCAGCGCGGCCTTGACCAGTTTGCGGGCGGTGCGGGCTTCGCCAGCGGTGGCGTAGCGGTTGAGGCAGTTGTCTCGCATATCGTGTTGCTCCGTGTTGGTGCCTATCTGGCGGAACCACTTTAACCATACTTTATGGGTAGCCGACAAGCGCTTTTTTCTTGGGTCATGGATCGCCCAAGAATTGCCCAAGATTGCCCAAGATTGTCACAGATTTTGTGGCACTACTTACACGGGTGTAAGTAAAAAATTTGTTTCTGGGCGGTTTGGGTGCGCGTTTGGGTTATTGGCGCGGCGCTAATGACCCAAAGGATAGCGGCAGATTTCCTTGGGGTTGGATGGTGTTTGGGCGGTTTGGGTAGTCGTTTGTGTATTTGTGATGAAAAGTTGTAGTTGTTAAGAATGACTCGCAATAAGCTAGAATTTCTGGCGACTGAAAACAGATGACCCAAATTGCCCAAAACGCCCAAACCGGAACCAGTTCGGGTTCGGTCCCCCCGGCTCACGCAACAAAAAGTGTGACATTTTTGCACTAGCCTCTAATTTACCCAGAAAGGCCCCTTAGAGCGCGTCGAGCGTTTTTGGGTAGTCTGATACCCAGAAAGGCCGAGTTCGATTTCGTTCTGGTCTTGTTCCGCTTCCGTTCCAAAACGGGCCGTCCAGCCATTATCGTTGCCAAAATGGCAGCAATAAAAATATCGTAACCAAAATGGCAGCAATGCCTGGGCTATTTGTGACAGGCCAAACCGGTTGCACCTGAAACCAAATGGCTAACCGCGCGCCCGGCTGGAAATGGCCAACCCAAACCGCCCAAACCGCCCAAAGGCAAATGGCCAATTGCTGGATGCACAAACTGCATACAAAGTTTGCACCCTAATTTTGGAGCTATCTTTTGTATGCACTGTTTGCTGACGGCGGGGTGCCGGGGGGAGGGGGGTAGGGGGCCCCGGCTGTGTGTCTCTGTTACGGGGTCGGTCCGCAGACAATTTTTTATTTTTTAGAAAATCGCTGTCCCATCCCGACAACTCAGATGGCTTTACGGTATAGGAGCAACATGGCACGACGCTCCAGCGTGACCATGTCGAGGGGACGCCGGCGTATTCGGGGTACGCCGGCGTTTTTTATTTTTTGAAATTTGCAAAACCACACTGCATCATTTATTGTGTCGCCATGACCTTCTACTCACTGCCATTCACGCCAGAGCGCGTCGAAGCCACTGAGGCGCGTCTAGAGGCGATTTACGAAGCCGCGCGGTATGGCCTCAAGGGCGACAGCCTTGCGCTTAAGGCTGGCCTCACCCCCGCGCAGTATCGCCGCCTCCAAGAGTTCGACCCGCTGGTGGAGATGGCCGAGATGAAGGGCCGCGCTGACGGCGAGTTCAACGCGGCCAAGACGCTGTACGACGCAGCAGCCGAAGGCGACGCCACCGCCGCGCTCAACATCCTGAAGCACCAGCACGGCTGGGTTAGCAAACAGTCTGTGGAAGTGTCGATAGAAGGCCAGATCAGCGTAATTGCGGCTTTGGAAAAAGCGCAGCGCCGTGTTATAGAGGCTCAATATGCGGAAGTGGAGAGCGCGCCAACGCCCCCCACTCTCCTAACCGACCAACAAGAAGGATTTGTTGATGGCTACGCACTCGATAACGCAAGAGCGCCTGAAAAGTCTACTGACGTATGATCCCGGCACCGGCGAATTTCGCTGGCGCATACGCCGGTCTAACCGCGCGCCTAAAGGCAGCATAGCCGGATGTCGGGACCGCTACGGATATATTGTAATTCGTTTAGACGATACGCTGTATAAAGCGCACCGGCTGGCATGGCTGTACTGCTACGGAACGTGGCCGGCTAAAAACTTAGACCACATAAACCAAACACCCGACGACAATCGCATAGCTAATTTGCGCGAAGCGGATCAGCATGAGAACAACCAGAACCGCCGCGTCCAGCGCAATTCGCAGTCCGGTATAACAGGTGTTTCGCTGCATAAAGCCAGCCAACGCTGGCACGCCCGGATACATACGCGCGACGGTTGCCGCAGCTTAGGCTATTACGATACAAAGGATGCAGCCGCGCAAGCACGCCGCGCAGCCGAATTAGAGCTTTACCCGTTTAGGAACGCAAATGCAGCAGCCGATATATAGCGCGCAAGATGAGGTCGAACTTATGGCGCGTCTATGGACGCCCAGCATTAAGGATGACCCGCTTGCGTTTGTTCTTCTCGCTTTTCCGTGGAATGAAGCAGGGACGCCATTGGAGCGTCACAGCGGTCCGCGCCGATGGCAGCGGCAGATTTTAACTGACATCCGCGATCACATTAAGGCCAACTACGGAAAAATTGATTTTGATGTATTCCGCGAAGCCGTGGCATCGGGCCGTGGGATCGGTAAATCCGCGCTTGTAAGCTGGCTTGTCATTTGGATGATGAGTACGCGAATTGGTGGGTCTGTAATCGTATCGGCTAACTCTGAAGCGCAGTTGCGGTCCGTGACGTGGGCTGAAATCACTAAATGGTTAGCTATGGCCCTTAATAGCCATTGGTTTGAAATCGCCGCTACTCGAATTATGCCCGCAAAATGGCTTACCGAAATTGTTGAGCGCGAACTTAAAAAAGGCACCCGATATTGGTCGGTTGAAGGGCGTTTGTGGTCCGAAGAAAACCCGGATGCCTACGCTGGTTTGCACAATGAAGACGGTGTGATGCTGGTGTTCGACGAAGCCAGCGGTATCCCCGACAGCATCTGGTCGGTCGCGGACGGCTTCTTCACGGAAAATACACCGCACCGCTTCCATCTGGCCTTCTCGAACCCGCGTCGCAACACGGGGTACTTCTACGAGACGTTCAACTCCAAGCGGGCGTTCTGGCGCACGCGCAACATCGACGCTCGCGACGTCGAGGGCACCGACAAGAACCTCTACCAGCGCATCATCGACGAGTACGGCTCCGACAGCTACCAAGCCAACGTCGAAGTGTACGGGCAGTTCCCCAGTGAAGGCGATGATCAGTTCATCGGCGTCAATCTGGTCGATGACGCCATGAAACGGCCCAAGCACAAGGACGAAACGGCGCCGATCACGGTCGGCGTGGACCCGGCGCGCTTTGGCAGCGACGCGACCGTCATCGCCGTGCGCCAAGGGCGCGACATCATCGCGCTCAAGCGCCATCGCGGCGCCGATACGATGGAAGTCGTCGGGCACGTCATCGACGCAATCGAGGAATACAAGCCCGCGCTGGTGTGCATCGACGAGGGTGGACTAGGCGCAGGCGTCGTAGACCGGCTGAAAGAGCAGCGGTACAAGATCAGGGGCGTCAACTTCGGCAATAAGGCCCAAAAACAGCTAATGTACGGCAACAAACGGGCTGAAATGTGGGGCGCCATGCGTGATTGGCTGAAGGACGCGTCCATTCCGGATGACCGCTTCCTTAAAACCGACCTGATCTCACCCAAAATCAAGCCCGACAGCAAGGGTACGATCTTCCTAGAGAGCAAAAAGGACATGAAGTCGCGCGGTGTGGCCTCTCCGGACGCTGCCGACGCCATCGCGCTGACATTTGCCTTCCCGGTAGCCTCTAGAGAAGCCCGCTCAACGCGCGTTGACAGCCGTCCTACGCGAGGGTATTCTTCAGGTGGGATTTCTACAAGCTGGATGGGCAGTTAACATGGCAAAGCCGACCAATAAGATTGATATGTCCACCGCAGCGGTTCTGGCCCGCGCCGAACGCGCTCAAAAGCTGGAAGCCGCCGAAAGCCGTCTGGCCCGCGCCAAGCCCGCCAACAAGCCTGCAACGCCGACCATGTCAGCGGCTGCCCGTGCGGCCACGCAGGCCACTCTGGACCGTGCAGCCCGCGTCCAGCGCGAAGAAGCAGGCGAAAGCGCCATGCTGCGCCGCAAACCGGCCCAGCCGGTCGTCAAGACGACCGTCAGCTACCGCCCGACCCCGATGAAAAAGGTCAAGTAAGATGCCGCTCGTCAAGTCAACCGGCAAAGCCGCGTTCCGTAAGAACATCAAGGCTGAAGTGAAGGCCGGTAAGCCGGTCAAGCAGGCTGTCGCTATTGCCTATTCGGTCAAGCGCGAAGCGGCCAAGAAGGGCAAGAAGTAACCATATGGCTGACCCTACGGGCATCAACACGGCCGGTAAGGTCGCAAACGTCGGCAGTAACCCTACCTACGGAAAGGGCGATGAGTACGGCGATAGCGAGACAATGGCGACCATGCGCAGCCGGCTCAAGCTGGCTATGGCTGCGTACTCCGACACTCGCGAAGACGAACTGGACGACCTGCGCTTCATGGCGGGGTCGCCCGACAACCAGTGGCAGTGGCCGGCCGACGTGCTGGCAACGCGCGGTGCGGTGCAGGGCCAGACCATCAACGCACGCCCCTGCCTGACGATCAACAAGCTGCCCCAGCACGTCCGTCAGGTCACCAACGAGCAGCGCCAGAACCGCCCGTCAGGCAAGGTCATCCCGGTCGATGACAACGCCGACATTGAGGTCGCTGCGATCCTCGACGGCATGGTCAAGCACATTGAGTACATCTCGGACGCTGACGTTGCCTACGACACGGCCTGCGACAATCAGGTCACCTACGGCGAAGGCTACATCCGCATCCTGACGGATTACTGCAACGACGAGAGTTTCGATCAGGACATCAAGATCGGACGCGTGCGCAACGCGTTCTCGGTCTACATGGACCCGACGATCCAAGACCCGTGCGGGGCTGACGCGCAGTGGTGCTTCATCACTGAGGACTTGCTGAAGTCCGAATACGAAGAAATGTTCCCTGACGCATCGCCTATTTCGACGCTCCTGTCGCAAGGCGTGGGCGACGAGAGCATGTCGGCATGGCTGGATCAGGACACCATCCGGATCGCCGAATACTTCTACTACAAGAGCAAGCCGGGCACGCTGAACCTCTATCCGGGCAACATCTCGGTGTTCGCCCTTACGCCCGAAGACAAACAGCTTAAAACCCAGTTCGGCAAGCCGCTGAAGAGCCGCCGCGTGGACCGCAAGCAGGTCATGTGGATGAAGACCAACGGCTTCGACGTGCTGGACGAGCGCGAATGGCCGGGCAAGTACATCCCCGTCGTGCGCGTGGTCGGCAACGAATGGGAAGTTCAGGGCCAGATTTACATTTCGGGCCTCGTCCGCAACGCCAAAGACGCCCAGCGCATGTACAACTACTGGACCAGCCAAGAGGCAGAAATGCTGGCGCTGGCCCCCAAGGCGCCGTTTATCGGTTACGGTGGTCAGTTCGAGGGCTACGAAAACCAGTGGAAGACCGCCAACACGACCAACTGGCCGTATCTGGAAGTCAATCCGGACGTCACTGACGGCGCTGGCGGCGTCCTGCCGCTGCCGCAGCGCGCCCAGCCGCCGCTGCCCCAGACGGGCCTCATTCAAGCCAAGATGGGTGCTGACGAGGACATCAAGGCTGCTACGGGCCAGTACAACGCCTCGCTCGGTATGCAGGGCAACGAACGCTCTGGTAAGGCCATCACGGCCCGCGAGAAGCAGGGCGACGTCGGCACCTACCACTACGTCGATAACCTCGCCCGTGCGATCCGGCACGTCACCCGTCAGCTTGTCGATCTGATCCCGAAGATTTACGACACGCAGCGCATCGCCCGCATCATTGGCCTCGACGGCGAGGTCAGCATGGTCAAGATCAATCCGGACCAGCCGGAACCGGTCCGCAAGATCATGGACCAGAATGGCGGCGTGATTGAGAAAATCTACAACCCGAACGTCGGCAACTACGACGTGATGGTCACCACTGGGCCGGGCTACATGACCAAGCGTCAGGAAGCCCTTGATGCCATGTCCACCATCCTTCAGTCGAACCCGCAGCTTTGGGCTGTCGCGGGCGACCTGTTCATCAAGAACATGGACTGGCCGGGGGCACAGGAGATGGCCGAACGGTTCAAGAAGATTTTGGACCCGAAGGTTCTCCAGACCAACGAAAAGTCGCCGGAACTGGCCGCTGCCGAACAGCAAATTCAGGCGCTGACGCAGGAATTGCAGCAGTCGTCGATGATGCTCGAAGCCGTCAAGGACAGCGTCGCCCAGCAGGAAGTGGCGATCAAGAGTTTCGAGGCTGAAATTCGCGCCTACGACGCCGAAACCAAGCGTATCTCGGCCGTTCAAAACAGCATGACACCTGAGCAAATTCAGGATATTGTCATGGGCACGATGCACGCGGCTATGGACATGGGCGACCTTGTGCCGCCTACGCTGAACCAGCCGGGCAATTTCGGCATGGAAGAGCCGGGCGAAGCGCCTGAAGCGCCTGAAGCGCCTGAAGCGCCAGAGATGCCGGAAATGGCCGGCGGTATGCCTGAGATGCCCCAGCAGCCGCCAATGGCACCTGAAGGACCGATGGAATGACAATTAGCGTAAAACACACGTTTCAGTCGGCCAAGCCTGATGGCGCGGACGCCACGCTGGTCCAGCCGTCAAACTGGAACGACGAACACGTTCTGACGCTTGCCACTAACAAACTGCTAGGCCGCGCTACGGCCGGCACAGGTGCTGTTGAAGAAATCGGCATTGGCACTGCGTTGTCGATGTCAGGCGGCACTCTGGCTGTCACCACTGTGCCTGTGGCTAATGGCGGTACCGGCGCTACATCGCTGACCGCTAACAATGTGTTGCTGGGCAATGGCACCAGCGCATTGCAGGCTGTAGCCCCCAGCACCAGCGGCAACGTCCTTACCAGCAACGGCACGACTTGGGTGTCGCAAGCACCGGTCGCTGCGACCACAACTTACGAAAAGATCACTGCTGTTAATGCGTCGGGCGCCAGCAGCGTAGATTTTACCGGGCTTTCGTCGACCTATTCGCAATACATGGTTGTCGTAACGAACATGACTGTGTCGCGCTCCGGCGGCGCCTATGTTGACATTCGTGTTTCGCAGGACAACGGTTCATCTTACAACACGTCAGGGTACGCTTACAGCGGTGCAACATTTACCAGCGGCGGGTCAGTCACCGGTGCTGGCTCATCAAGCGCCGCCAGCATTAACCTTCCGCTGATTTACAGCAATTCGCCGACAAATTCGTTTTTGACGTTCACCGTGACTAACGCCGGCGTGTCAGGCTATCTCACTGTGCAAGGGTTCGGCGCATCAGGCACCGACTCCTGTGAATTTGTAGGCATTCGAAATGCCGCGACAACCGTCAATGCCATCCGCATTTTTTCGACTTCAACTGCACCGTCGGCCACATTTACCGGCACCTTTACGCTGTATGGGATCAGGGCATGACCGACATGATTAAGATCGTAGACGGCGTAGAAATGCCGTTCAGCGCCGAAGACATCGCGCAGTACGAAGCCGATCAGGCTGCGGCCCCCGCGGCTGAATGGGCGCGCGTCCGCGCCGCCCGCAACGCCAAGCTGGCTGCTTGCGATTGGACGCAGCTTCCTGACGCGCCGGTCGATAGCACCGCTTGGGCCACGTACCGGCAAACGCTGCGCGACGTAACGACCCAAAGCGACCCGTTCAACATCACTTGGCCCACCCCGCCGGCTGCCTAAGAAGGACCGACTGAATGAAACCCGCCGAATTTGTAGGTATGCTGTTTTTGGCGCGGGATGTCGCTCATTCTGTGCATCTGAACACGCGCAGCTATGCCAAGCACGTCGCCTTGAACGAATTTTATGACAATATCGTGGGTTTGGCGGACAAGTTTGCTGAAGCCTATCAGGGTAAATATGGCCTTATGGGGCCGATTGCGCTCATGTCGGCCAAGAAGACCAGCAACATCGTCGAGTTCCTGCAAGATCAGGCTGACGAGATCGAAAAAGTGCGGTATAGTGTCGTCGATAAGGATTGTACGCCGCTGCACAACATCATTGACGAGATTGTCGGGCAGTATCTCTCGACGCTCTACAAGCTTCGCTTTCTTGCGTAAGGACTAGACTATGGAACTGCTCCGCCCCCTGAACGACTCCGGTTTCGCTACACAGAGCGCAGCTTACACCGGCACTGCCGGTTCTGTTACCGGCTGGAACGCTGGCCCGCAGGGCGTGCTGGTGTGGTGTACTTCGGACGCTTATGTCCGCGTCGGCAACAGCGCAACGGCCACTTCGGCCGACACTCCGCTGCCCGCCAACACCCCGGTTCCGATCTACGTCCCGGAAGGCACCGGCGGCATCTGGCGCGTTAGCGCCATCCAGATCAGCGCCAGCGGCACCCTCTACGCAAAGCCGATCAACATCCGATGAGCTTTGGCATCCCCGTTCGCAATGGCGTCGGTTTGGGGCTGAAAGCCTCAACGACGCTGGCTACGCGGGGCGTTTCTGTGCCTACAGGACCGTACACCGCTAGCTATCTGATTGTCGCTGGCGGCGGCGGTGGTGGCGGTCAAGAAGGCGGCGGCGGCGGTGCTGGCGGTATGCTATCCGGCACGTCGGACCTAACGCCGGGCGTCAGCTATTCGTTTGTCGTCGGCGCCGGCGGCGCAGCGACGGTTACAAGCGCGGGGACGAGCGGCTCAAACAGCACTGGCTTGTCGCTGACCGCAACCGGCGGTGGCGGTGGCGGGTCTGGTGACGGAACCGCAGCTAAAAACGGCGGCTCCGGCGGCGGTGCCGGCGGCTACAGCAACCCCACTGCGTTTGGCACAGGATCGTCAGGCCAAGGCAGCAACGGTGGGCAAGGCAGCCCCGACTTTCCGAACGTCGGCGGCGGCGGCGGGGGCGGCTCAAGCCAAGTTGGCGCTGCGGGCACGTCAACGAGCGGCGGTAAGGGCGGCGACGGAACAGCTTCGTCGATTACAGGCTCGTCGGTTGTTTATGCTGGCGGCGGCGGAGGGGCTACTTACGCGGGCGGAACGCCCGGCGCAGGCGGCGCAGGCGGCGGCGGGTCTGCTGTAACTTCCGCTACAGCCGGCGGGTCGGGCACAGCTAACCGCGGTGGCGGTGGCGCCGGCGGCTATAATAGCGGCGTTACGAACTATTCCAGCGGTGCTGGCGGTTCTGGTGTGGTCATCATTTCGGTGCCGACTAATCGGTACAGCGGAAATTACACGGGCGCACCGACAATCACCACTAGCGGCCTTAACACGATCCTGACGTTCACTTCTTCAGGAAGCTACACGGCATGAGCCATTTTGCTAAAGTCATCGACGACGTCGTCACTGAAGTGCTGGTCATCGAACAGGATGTCATCGACACCGGCCTGTTTGGTGATCCGTCGCTGTTTGTGCAAACTTCGTACAACACCCGCGGCGGGCAGCACCCGGAAGGGCGCCCGCTGCGTAAGAATTTCGCTGGCATCGGCTATACCTACGATGCCAAGCGTGACGCATTCATTCCACCCCAGCCGGCGCCGTCATGGACGCTTGACGAAGATACCTGCTTGTGGGTCGAGCCGCCTAAGAAGGGCTAGATATTGTCAAACTGCAACATCTGTTGTAATTTGACCTACAACCGTACCGGCGAGGTTCACCGGGAACTCTGAGGAGTTAATCATGGACGTTGAAGTCCCTATCGAAGCGGATGCCTCCGCGCCAGAACTGGAAGCCACGGCGGCAATCCAGCCTGAAGAAAACACGACGCCGGAAACGCCTGCTGAACAGGAAGCGTCCAAGACCTTCACACAGGAAGAACTTGACGCCATCGTTGGCAAGCGCCTCGCAAGAGAACAGCGCAAATGGGAGCGCGAACAGGCCCAAAAGGCTGCGGAAGCACAAGCCCGCCAAAGCACAGAAGCTGCGGCAGACTTGTACCCGGAGCAGTTTAGTTCTTACGAAGATTACGCAGAGGCTTTGGCCGAACGTAAGGCGGAAGAATTGCTGGCACGGCGGGATGCCGCCCGACAGCAGGCCGAATTGCTCAACTCCTATCACGACCGTGAAGAGCAGGCGCGGGATAAGTACGACGACTTCGACCAAGTCGCCTACAATCCGAACCTTCCAGTTACGGAAGTGATGGCCCAGAGCATCCAAGCCTCGGACATCGGCCCAGACGTATTGTACTATCTGGGTTCAAATCCGAAGGAAGCGGATCGCATCGCCCGTTTAAGCCCGATCTTGCAGGCAAAGGAAATCGGAAAGATTGAGGCAGCAATGTCCTCAAATCCGCCGGTTAAGAGAACTTCAACCGCCCCGGCACCGATTGCGCCTGTTACTGCCCGTTCCTCTGGAACGCCCGCGTTTGATACCACTGATCCGCGTAGCGTAAAGAATATGTCTACGTCTGATTGGATCGAAGCGGAACGGCAGCGGCAGATCAAGAAGTACGAGGCACTACGCAACCGCTGAAATAGGGAATTAACCCATGTCCAATAGCATTCTTACTATCGACATGATTACTCGCAAGGCCCTCGAAATCCTTGAGAATAATCTTGTCCTGACCCGCAACGTCAACCGCCAGTACGACGACAGCTTTGCCGTCGAAGGCGCCAAGATCGGCTCGACCCTGCGCATCCGCCTGCCGGACCGCGCTCTGGTTACCGACGGTGCTGCTCTTCAGGTGCAGGACGACAACGAACAGTTCACCACCCTGAACGTGTCTTCGCAGAAGCACATTGGCGTGAACTTCACCACCGCCGAACTGACCATGCAGCTCGACGACTTCGCCGACCGCGTCCTCAAGCCGCGTATCTCGCAGCTTGCCGCCAGCATCGACGCTGACGTTGCCAACGCGTTCAAGACCATCGGTAACTCGGTTGGTACTCCGGGCACTGTTCCGGGCACCTCGGCCGTTCTGCTTGCTGCCCAGCAGAAGCTGAACGAAAACGCCGCCGTGATGTCGCCGCGCTACGCAACCGTTAACCCGGCCGCCAACGCTGGCCTCGTCGAAGGTCTGAAGGGGCTGTTCAACCCGACCGACACCATCAGCCGTCAGTTCAAGAATGGCTTGATGGGCACCGGCGTCCTTGGTTTCGAAGAAATCAATATGTCGCAGTCGATCAAGCAGTTCACCACCGGTTCGCGTACCGCCACCGGCGGCACCACCTCGGCGGCGATCACGACCGAAGGCACCTCAACCATCACCATCACTGGCGCTGGCGCTAACGCCACCGTCAAGGCTGGCGACGTGTTCACCATCGCTGACTGCTACATGGTCAACCCGCAGACCCGCGAAAGCACCGGTTCGCTGTTCCAGTTCGTCGCTCTGGCCGACGTAACTCTGAACGGTTCGGGCGCTGGCAGCATCACCGTGGCCCCGATCTACTCGGCCAGCCATGCGCTTGCTACCGTCGATGCTCTGCCGGGCAACAGCAAGGCTGTCGTGTTCGTCGGCGCTGCTTCGACGCAGTACCCGCAGAACCTCGTCTACCACAAGGACGCGATCACCTTCGCAACGGCCGACCTTCTCATGCCGAACGGCGTGGATATGGCCTCGCGTCAGGTCCACAATGGCATCTCGCTCCGCGTTGTCCGTCAGTACGACATCAACAACGACCGTATGCCTTGCCGTATCGACGTTCTGTACGGCTACAGCACGATCCGTCCGCAGATGGCTGCCCGCCTCTGGGGTTAATCTGATACAGCCCCCGGCTTCGGCCGGGGGCACTTCTAGTTAGGAGATTTATTATGCCTCTTCCCAATGGCGCTGGTGGCTACCAGTATGGCGACGGTAACATCAATGAGCCGCTGATGGGCTACGCCCCGGCACCGGCCACTGCTACCGTCACCGCAACCCTGACCCCTGCTCAGGTCACTTCGGGCATCCTGCTGGGTTCGCCCGGCACCTCGGCTGCCTCGTACACCCTGCCGACCGTTGTCGACCTCGAAGCCAGCGCTCTGTCGAGCGCCAAGATCGGCAGCACCTTCGACCTGTCGGTCATCAACGTCGACGGCTCGTCGTCGGGCGTCATCACGCTGGTGGCCGGCACCGGCTGGACCATCGTCGGTCTGGCTACCGTCGTTGCTACCGCCGGTACGGCCCAGTTGTTCCGCGCCCGTAAGACCGGCGCAACGACTTGGACCCTGTACCGCGTTGCATAATGGATTGGCCCCGGCTTCGGCCGGGGCCGTCTATCTCTAGGTGATATATGGCTGTAATCTACCTTGTTCACCCGCGCCACGGCGCCAAAGTCGCTATCTCGGAAGAGGAAGCGATTTTTGATGAAAGCTACGGCTGGATGCGATATGAACCGGACGCGGCTGTAGAAGAAGAGCCGGTCAACGAAATGGCGCCTCGCCCCCGTGGCCGACCGCGTCAGGCATCGCGGGAAGACTGATAGATGACGACGGCTGGTGACATCATTAACGGCTCCCTGCGCCTTCTGGGCGTACTGGCCGAAGGCGAAACGCCATCAGCCGAAATCTCGCAGGACAGCCTGACTGCGATGAACCAGATGATTGATAGCTGGAACACAGAACGGCTGTCGGTCTTCGCTACCCAAGATCAGATTTTCACTTGGCCCGCCGGGGAACTGAAGCGCACGCTCGGCCCCAGCGGCGACTTTGTCGGCGACCGCCCGGTGCTGCTGGACTACAGCACGTACTACAAAGACCCCGGCACCGGCGTTAGCTACGGCATCAAGTTCATCAACCAGCAGCAGTATGACGGCATCGCGGTCAAAAGCGTGACCTCGACGTACCCGCAGGTGATCTTCGTCAACACGACGTACCCTGACATTGAAATGTACGTCTATCCGAAGCCGACGCGCGCGCTGGAATGGCACTTCATTTCCGTTCAGGAACTGACCCAGCCGGCGACGCTGTCAACGGAACTGCATTTCCCGCCGGGCTACCTGCGCGCGTTCCGCTATAATCTGGCTTGCGAAATGGCCCCGGAGTTTGGCGTTGAGCCGTCTCCGCAGGTGTCACGCATTGCTATGTCCTCGAAGCGCAATCTGAAGCGCATCAACAACCCGAACAACATCATGGCAATGCCGTATAGCATCGTCGCCACTCGCCAGCGGTTCAACATCTACGCCGGGAATTACTAATGCAGTCGCCGATCCTTGGGTCGGCGTATGTCGCCCGAAGCGTCAACGCCGCCGCTAACCGGATGATTAACCTCTTCCCGGAAATTGTCCCGGAAGGCGGTATGATGCCCGCGTTTCTGAACCGGGCGCCGGGCTTGCAGTTCATTCAGACAATCGGCACCGGCCCGATCCGCGCGCTGCGGGCGCACCAGACCAATGGCAGCGATTACTATGTCGTGTCGGGGTTTGAAGTCTATAAGGTCGAGGGCCTGAACGGCACGCCGGTCAAACTTGGCAACGTGACCGGCACCGGCCCCGTGTCCATTGCTGATAACGGTTCGCAAATCTTCTTCGCGTGCAACCCAGACGCGTTCATCTACGACGAACCGACCAACACGTTTGAGCAGATCACAGACCCTGACTTCCCCGGTGCGGTGACGGTTGGCTATCTCGACGGCTATTTCGTATTCAACGAGCCGAACAGCCAGCGCATCTGGGTGACGCAGCTTCTTGACGGCTTTCAGATTGATCCATTGGACTTCGCCAGCGCCGAAGGCAGCCCAGACGGCGTTGTCGGCTTGATCGTTGACCACCGCGAATGCTGGGTATTCGGCACGGAAAGCACCGAAGTCTGGTACAACGCCGGCGGTCAGGACTTTCCGCTGGCACCGATCCAAGGCGCGTTCAACGAAATCGGCTGCGTCGCGCCGCACTCCATCGCCAAGCTGGACAACACCGTGTTCTGGCTGGGCGCCGACGCGCGCGGTCAGGGCATCATCTACCGCGCCATCGGCTACACTGCGCAGCGCATCTCGACGCACGCAATCGAATGGCGCATTCAGAACTATCTGGATATGTCAGATGCGGTCGCCTACACCTACCAGCAGGACGGCCACGCCTTCTACGTCATCTCGTTCCCGTCAGCCGACGAGACTTGGGTCTTCGACGTAGCGACCGGCGCATGGCACCAGCGTTCGTCGTATTCGGCGCAGATCGCGCCTGAAGGGGCGTTCGAGCGAACCGCGTTTGAACCTACTGCGTTCTTTGATAGTTTTACATTCGTCAATCCAACCGGCGTGTCGGGCGCTTTTTCGCGCCACCGCAGCAATTGCCAATGCAACTATCAGGGCAACATCATCGTCGGCGATTACGCCAACGGCAACATCTACATATTCAATCTTGACGTGTTCGAAGACAACGGCATTCCCCAGCGGTGGCTGCGGTCGTGGCGGGCGCTACCAACCGGCCAGAATAATCTCAAGCGTACAGCGCACCATTCGCTTCAGCTTGAATGCGAGACGGGCACTGGCATTAACACAGGTCTTGGCGACGACCCGCAGGTCATGCTGCGTTGGTCGGATGATGGCGGTCATACATGGTCGAACGAACATTGGGCCTCTATGGGCCGCATCGGCGCGACCGGCACCCGCGTCATCTGGCGCCGCCTCGGCATGTCGCTCAAGCTGCGTGACCGCGTCTACGAAGTGTCGGGCAGCGACCCGGTGCGGGTCTACCTGACGGGTGCGGAACTGATGTTGAGCGGCACCAATGCCTGATAATCAGCTAACCAACATTCCAGCGTCACGCGTTCCGATTGCAATCGGAAAAGACGGGTTCATCAGCCGCGAATGGTATCGGTTCTTTTTCAATCTGTTCAACATCGCCGGTGCTGGTCAGGCCAACTCTTCGGCTAGTTCGTCTTACGGGCAGGATTTGGCGCCGACCTATACGCCGCAGATGAGCGACCACCGTTACGGCTCGTTCTACGACACCACCACGCAGAGCGCCGCCGCAATTAACACGGCGTATCCGATCACGCTGAATTCGACAGCGCTGACTAGCGGCGTATATATTGGCAGCCCGACGTCGCGGGTCTACGTGGACCGCATCGGCACGTACAACTTTCAGTTCTCGCTTCAGCTTAAAAAGTCCAGCGCAACCGCCAAGGAAGTGTACATCTGGTACCGCGTCAACGGCGTTGACGCCGCCAATTCCGCCACGCAAGTCACTTTGCAAGGCAGCAACGCGGCGGCTGTCGCCGCATGGAATTTTGTGGTACCTATGAACGCAGGCGATTATTTTGAACTGGTTTGGTCTACGGACGACACTGGCTGTCAGATTGTCAGCATCGCGTCGTCAAGCCCAGTGCCGGCAATTCCATCCGTCATCTTGACGGTAACAAACAACATCAACTGAGGTTAGCATATGGCCGTTCTTGCACCTGAACCGAAAGCGCAGTTCTTCGCTGCTGACGGCACGCCTCTGGTTGGTGGTAAGGTCTACACCTACGCCGCTGGCACGACCACGCCGCTGGCGACGTTTACTGACGCGTCGGCCAACACGCCGAATACGAACCCGGTCATTCTCGACAGTCGCGGCGAATGCAATCTGTGGTTCACGACGGCGGCCAGCTACAAGGTCGTCCTCAAGGACGCCGACGACGTGCTTCAGTGGACGGTCGATAACATCGCCACTTACGGCACGCTGGCTTCGCAGAACTTCAATAACGTCAGCATCACCGGCGGTACGATCACCGGCGTGACCGCTACGTTTAACCTGACCGGCGACGTGTCGGGTAATGCGGGCACCGTCACTAACGGCGTCTATCTGACCGCGACCCAGACCCTGACCAACAAAACCCTTACCGCTATAGACACTACCTCTACGGTCAAGGACAGCAACGGGAGCGCCTATACAATTGGCTTCCGCACCCGACCGCAAAGCACCAACACCACGGCAGCCGCGTCGGACGTTGGCAAGCATCTGCTCGTCACCGCGACGACCACGATCCCTTCGGGCGTCTTTACGGCTGGCGATTGGTTTACCGTCATCAACAACAGCGGCAGCACGATCACGCTGACGCAGGGCGCTGGCACCACGCTGCGGCTGGCCGGTTCTTCGACCACAGGCAGCCGCACGATTGCCGTTTACGGTGTCGCTATGGTGCAGTGCATTGGCAGCGAGACGTTCTACGTCAGCGGCAACGTTACCTGATAGGAACGGCCCATGCCTATTATCGCCAAAAACATCATTCCGGCTAAGAACCTAGAGAACGCTCAGACCACGCAATACGTGGCGACGAACGTCACGACGATCATCGACAAGTTCACCGCAACAAACTTCAGCAGCGGTATGGTCAACGTCAGCGTCAATCTGGCTGTTGCCGGCGAAAGCACAGGCAACAGCAACCTGATCGTCAAGACGCGCACGCTTCAGCCGGGCGAGACGTACACCTTTCCGGAGATCGTTGGGCATATCCTCAACTCTGGCGCGTTCATCTCGACGCTGGCTTCAGCCGCCGCCGCCGTCAATCTGCGCGCGTCGGGGCGCGAGATCACTTAATGCTGGCTGAACTGGACACCACGGTGCCTTCGGCACTTTTCGACGAAAGCGATGTCGAAAAGCTAGAGGCCGCATTTTTGCAGGCACCGCAGGAAGACTGTCCAGTTCACCATCATTTCGGCCCCGGCGTTTACATCCGCGAAGTGGTTTTGCCGACCGGCTCGTATATCATCGGCCACCGGCATAACTCGCCGCACCTTAACATTATGCTTGAGGGGCGTCTGACGCTCATCAACACCGACGGCACGCACACCGAACTGCGGGCGCCGCAGACATTCGTTAGCGGACCCGGTCGCAAGATTGCGTACATCCATGAAACTGTGCGCTGGCAAAACGTATACGCGACCGAAGAGACAGACGTGGAGGTGCTGGAAACGCAGCTTCTCGATAAGAGCATTGCGTTTGAAGAGGCCCAGAAAGCTAACGCGCTCTTGCTGACGTTCGATCATTCCGCGGACCATGAAGACTTCGCCGCGGCTATCGCGGAATTCGGTTTTGATCCCGACACCGTTGCGGCGATGTCTGAGAACGAAGACGACCAGATGCCGTTTCCGCAGGGCAGCTATAAGGTCATGGTTTCAGCGTCGCGCATTCACGGCAAAGGGTTGTTCGCGACCTCTGACATCGCTGCAAACGAACTCATAGCCCCCGCGCGGCTGGATGGAAAACGCACGCCCGCGGGCCGGTTTACAAATCATTCGCGACACCCCAATGCAGAAATGGTACTAGCCGAAAACGGCGACATCTTTTTGTTCGCAAAGCAGGTGATTTCCGGTTGCAAAGGTGGTAACGTCGGTGATGAGATCACCATAGATTATAGGCACGCTTTGACGCTGTCGGTAGGAGATAGGTAAGATGTCAGCGGTAGCAGCAGCAATCGGGGCCGCAGCCGGTATTGGCGGCGCGCTCATCGCGTCTAGTTCCGCAAAGAAAGCTGCCGATACACAAGCTAAGGCTGCTACTGATGCCGCTGCCGCACAGGAACGCGCAGCCGCGCTGGCGCTGGAAGCCCAGAAGACCGGGAACGCGGAAGCTGTCGTCGCGGCACGCGAAGCTGCGGCCGCTGCGCAGGCGG